GCTAATGTTGCAAAACCATCTAATACTGATGCTAATACTCGTTGCAGTCCTCCAGGTTGAACTAATCCCAATGTATCTGCAACTGATCGAATACCGCCAGCAATGCCACGCAATGCGTCACCTGCAAGTTCGCCTAGTGTTCTAAAGAAGCCTTGATTACCATTAATGAATTCTGTAAGTCCAGCTGTGACTTCTTTTAGTGCTGGTGCTAATCCCTCACCAAATTGTCCTATAGCAACTTTTACAGCCTCTCCCAAGTTACTAACAAGAACTGTTAAATTGTTTAGCGTAGATTCTGTTGCACCACCAAATCTTTCATTTAGACCTGCTACTAATGCATCTTTAATCTCTGCAGCACCTTCAGCACTTTGTCCAAATTCAGCAACAGCCGTTCTAGCCAATCCTAGTTTTTCTGATAAGATATCAAATACTGGAATACCTCTATCAGCAAGTCTATTAAGATCTTCAAGACCTAAACCACCTGCTGTTGTTCTTGCAAACAAATCAGTAATTGCTTCCAATGTCCCTAATCTGTCTGTTGTAACAGCCGCAGTATCACTAAATGTTGTCAATAGACGTTCAGTTGGCTGAATACCTGCTCCAGCCAACTTGATATATGTATTTGTTAATTGTGCTGTTGTAAATGCAGTTCTAGTAGCAAATCTACTAACAAAATTAAATGCTTGGGCACCATTTCTTGCACTACCAGTTACGGTGTTTAGAGTTGTTCTTAAATCTTCAAATTCACCAGTAATTCTAACTACACTACTGATTGCCCTAGTTGATACAACAGCAATTAATGCAGCACCAACACCTTTAAGAGCCAAATTTAAACTTCTACTCTGGCGCTCAACTCTTCTTAGACTCTTTTCGATATTTTGAAGAGGTCTACTGCTGCGGTCTACTGTTTTTACAATTAATTCATATGTGTTTGCCACAATCTGCGTCCTTTAGTTTTTCTTTTTGGCTGCTTTCCGTTGTTCTTCATGTTGAATACTCAAGAAAGCTGACCATCCTCTGACTTCAGTGGCACTAAACTCCATTACCTCTGCGACACTTTTACCTAATTCCTGTGCTATGCGATATAGCATCATTAGTTCAGTGTCGCCTCTTAGTTTTTTAGTGCAACCTCTTCAAGGTTTTCACCATCATAACTATCTTCGTCATTCATCTCTTGAATAATACGAAGAATGACAGCTGGATCTACACCACGCATCAAATCTTGCTTATCTGCAAGTCTAAAGATGTTTTTACCATCTTTGTCCAATGCACGATTGATTAATGTTTGAACCAAAGCCTCGACTGTCTTACCTGCTTGTTGCAGTTCGATAACTTTGGACTCCTGATGGAATGTAGTTGCTGGTTTATACCATACTTCTGTTTCCCATTCAGGCACGGTAATAGGTCCTCTAAGACCTTGACCGATTTTATCTCTCATATGTGATTTTGCTTTTTCTAATACTGTGCTCATAATTGTTTCCTATATCTACGTTTGCTTAGTTTTCTAAACGCTGGATCTGTCATACCTCGTGGTGCTTGTTTACTTGATCCTCGGTCTAATAGACCAATATAAGGCTTCTGGTTTTCCATTACCACTGTGTCGCCTTTGCGGTCTATATCATATTTATTTCGTTTTCTCCAGGCCCTTTTTGCGGCACCTGAATCAACTGGTGTGGTCTGTTTTACTTCTTTGTAGAAGTCGTCAATAAAATGATTGACGACAGCATTTAATTGTCGTTCAATATTGGCATAAGCCTTATGTCCCGAATTAAATTTTGCCATCGTCAATCCTATTGTGTTATACGGTTGTAAATGTTAGATCGCCTGATCCTTGCAGCGAGATGCTCGCCTCAACCAAACCGTCATATGAACTTGTAATTGTTTTACCAGTTACAATTGCACTACCAGTGATTTTTTCATCACCGGCATCAGGTGTTCCATATACGCTTTGATCTTCTGGATATAGGTTAAGAGTTACAGTTGTTCCAACTGCAAATGCATCTTGACCTGAATCCGCTGGATCGTATAGAACGTCAACAGTTGCAGTAAAACCTTTGTAAGTTACTTTGAACCCACGGCTTGTTTCACCCATAACAGTGTCGTCGATTGTTTCAGCAGTATGCTCTACTGAAAACCCACGAAGTTCACCAACTGCGGTTCCGCCTACATCGACAAATCCGTCTTTTCCGAGTAATGTTGCCATTATACTTCTTCCTCATCATGCTCGATCTCTTCGTGAGAATCTTCTTCTTGAACCATCTCTGGCTCAGTAGTTTTAGTAGGTTTTCCTTTAGCCATTTCCCAACCACGGTTAAGAAACTTCTCAACTTTGGTTTCTGGAATGTCTACAGTTTCACCTTGGGGATTGATCATCTTTGTTAAAGAATGTTTCATTAGGTTGCTCCTCTTTCGTAGCGATATGTTACAAGATATACTATACGCATTGTTGCATATGGAACTGCTTCTCCTGGATCGATGACTTCAACAATAACAACTTCACCATCTAGGGCTTTGCTGTTTCGTCTTACGTCTTCTTCTAGTTTTTCTTCAATGGCTTCTACAAGAGCATTTCTGTCTGTATCACGCATATCTGATTTAACTAGTATGTCCAAATTGTATGATATTCTGGCAAGGCGTGCGGTTCCAGCGGTTAACTGTTCACGCTCCTCATCAGCACTTTCTACATATACCGCTGGAATAGCCTGGCGGCTAATCTCGTCGATAATGATCGGCTCTCTAGTCACCAAACCAAGTCTGGGACTAGAGATAGCCTTCAATGCTTTTACAATATCATTGGCAATGTCTTCACGTTTGCTCATCTAATCAACCTATCCTGCACAAATTCGTGTGTTTCGCCTTCAGCATATGTGCCGTCCTCGTTGCTATCGTATTTGATACCAAACCCGAATTCTAAGTCTAATTCTTCATTAAACTTTTCACGATAAAAGTCAATTTGCTCACGGAAAGCATCACCCTCTGGACGGAAGTTACTCAACATTGGAAAGATGTAGTTTGCAAGTGCTCTGTAAACACAACACTTGGTCCACTGTGTTTCATCTAACTTAGTTGCGTCCCATGCCGCACCAACTCTATGCAGACGATAGATGGTGTTACTGGCATACTCTTGATCAAACCAACGCACTTTAATCATCTTTTCGATATCAGTTTGTGCCTTGTTTAATTGTTCGTCAAAATCACCAATACCATGTTCCGTAATATCTGGAACGTATTCTATTAAGTCTGAGGTTGTTGCGAATGCCATAAGTTTATCCTTTTATATCAGTTATTAAAGAGCTGCGTCACCTGTGATTTTACAACCTTTAACGTTGTCGATGATTCCTGCACCCCATGCTGCTGATGCAACAACTTCAAAACCACGAAGTGATTCGTCACGCTGTAGAGCAATGCGTAGGTCACGCTTAAGAGCCATACCAATCGCTGCTGGGTGGAATACTGCACCAACCATGTCATCGCTTACGTCGATGTCAACTGCTGCTGATTCATAAATGTCAACTCCGCCGATGCGGCCAACAAAGTATTCACGACCTGCTGCATTTGCTAGATCTGGTGAAGCACCGTAGTTGCCACCTGCGTTAAGAAGTGTTTTCTTAACATTGAATGCTGCGTATGGGTGTAGCACACATACTAGGCCTTGCATTGGAACACTGTTTGCACGTAGTGTTGCGGCTGCTGCCATGATTGACTCTGGAGTAACTTCTGTGCCAGCTGCGCCAACACCGTTTGTGAAGCTGTTGAATAGGTCAACAATTGTTTCGTCCATAGCTGCTGCAAGAGCACCACCTAATTGACGTCCAACGTCTGCACCCACATCGCTTGGGCTTGCTTCAACAACGATGTCTTGGATTGTTGACATGTTGCCGTATTCAGCTGCTGTAATGTCAACTGCTGTAACTGCTGCTAGTGCGCTATCGTTTGATAGGTCTGCACCTGCTGTTAGAGCCGATACGGCTGTTGCCGCTGGCCATACTGGGATGCTTGCTGTTAGGCCTGGTGTGCCTGTCATATCATACATGGTAACCAGGTTACGTAGCATAGCATTTTCTTGGAATGTGTATTGAGCTGCTTGTGAGATATTCTCGTATAATACGCCGCTACCTACACCGGTATCAATTTCGTTTGCCATCTTTTAATT